CTCCGACCCAATAGGCTTGGTCCTCCTTAAGCGATGCCACTAGAGCACTTGCTCTACTCTTCAGATTCAGGGTACAAAAGCAGAGACCCAAAAGAAGAGCCATACGAATGAAACGATCTTAGACAAGATACTGTACCTTGGCAAAAGCGTGAACCAGCAAAATAGAATTGGGAAAAAGAATATCCCAATTCCCAACAAGAGAGGAATTGTTGTGGTCTCACGTTTCGAATGCTTAGGCGCGTTGGAATTACGCGACTTCGGTTTAGTAGGCGTATCTTTGTATTGCGGTTCTTTGTATGATTTCCCTCCCGCATCTCTGACTTCAATCAAATTATTAATTAGATGCGAAGCCTGATCTTTTCCGTAGTCACTTGTCTCAATGGGGTGCTCCTCGATCCCTATACCGGAAAGCAAACTGGTAATAAATCCTAGTTGCCGATCGGTCATGTCGGGTTCTTCGGACTCCCTGTCAGGAACGGTTAAATCAACTTCGATTCTCATAGGTTATGGAGGGGGAGCTGGAATGACATGCCCACGACATTGTGCGCATACCCCTTGGCGAGCAAGCGAAAACACGCGGGAACACGCGGGAACACGCGCTTGCAATTCCTTAGAGGTTCAGCATCTTGGGCTGTGCTCACTTTATGTGAAAGCGTAGCGTTAGAAGCACTTGACGTAGTGATACATTCTCTTGAACAGAAATTCCCCCACGGAGCCCAAAACAGGGCGGCTTTTTGCGTTCGGGAACTACGTCAATTCCTGACTCAGTTTGAATTCGACCTATTATTGGGGAGTGAATGGACAAATATCGAAACAATCTCGATAGGACAGCCGAGCCGCGCGAATCTGATTATTCAGGAAAATTCAATGGGTGTGTTGAGATAACCATGGGACGTAGTGCGATTGTAGCTGGTACAGGTTTCGATGGGCGAGCCAACGATATAAGAAGACATTGCGACGATGGCAGAATAGCCTACCTCGTGCGCGAGCCAAGAAATCCTCACGATAAAAACGCTGTCGCCGTATATTTTAAAGTTCCCAGATTACTAGGATTACTAGGTGAAAGAAACGTGCATATTGGATACATTAAAGCTGGCACTGCAAAATCGATAGCGAAAAAGATGGATTCGGGTGAAAAAGTAACTGCAAAAGTATTAAGCTATTATGCGCCTGAAGAAATGGACTTCCCTAGAGTTACACTAGAGCTGAATATCTAAACGGATTTTGAGTAATGCCAAATTTTCATACGCAAAAAAAGCCGACCGGAAACTAATCCGGCCGGCCCAAAACACTATGAAAAGTTTTCTACACGGTCAAAGCGTCCTGCATAGCCGCGAAGGATTGAGGATGTCTTACTGCGACGTCGGCGAATGAAAGCGCTGAAATCCGCACAATCGATTCGGTGTCGCGGGAATACGGATTAACGATCAGGTTGACCGACTCGCCCCACATCCCGATTAAAAGGTCGGAGAAATTGCCGAAGATGATGGCGGATGCTACGCCTGAAGCCGTCCCCTTCGTCAGATTCGAAGGCACGAGGTTGGTCACGCCTGACTTGTATCCGTTTAACGGATTCCCAGCAGAACGGTTGTCCCAAACCCTTTCAGCGTTGCTTGAGCCGTCCACAAACGTCTTCTTGAGCTTGCCGCGAACTTTGGAATTCGTCAAATAGCCCAACGAACCAACATCCGCGTTATCGTTTGCGACTGCGCTTTCAAGATCCACTATATCGTCCCAATCAGGTGCCGCGCCGTTAGTTCCACCAACGACCGAACCGATTCCGGTGGTATTCAAAATTCCCTCGGGCTCATTGCCAGTGCCGCTGCCTTTGATCGCTGCGTCGTCGATTGACTCGGCGATTGCCCGGGAAAGGTCCTGACGCAACCACTGCTCGATTTGGATCGAGCTTTGATAGATCAATTGCCAACTCACTTCGCAGAAACCGCCTATGCGATTTGGCGTAAGAGTAACTTGATCGACTGTCGGACTGGATTCGTTAAAGGCAGCCACTTCCGAGGACCAAGCCGCTGTCGATTTTGCTGATTCGCGCGGGAATGCCACGTCGCCCTTCAAATCGCCGATCACGGTTGCCCCAAGTTTGGCGAGAACAAGCCGGTCCCTGAGTATTTCGATAAAAGATCCCGCGTCAGTGAATACGGAATTTCCGCCAGCCGTCGGGGTACCGACAACCAGATCGCGTCTTTCCGCCGCCGCGAGAACCGCGAGCGGCACTTGGATCGCCCTGCCTTCTTGCCCGCCTGATGCGATTCCTGAGCGAGAGGCCATTTCCTGCGACATTTCGGCTTCGAGACCGTCCAAAGGCTTGTTATTAGCAAGTTGTCGAATCGCCCGCATTAAACTGTAACCTTTTAGATCGCTATCAGCTACGCCTCCCTGCGATCCGCTTTCAGGGAGATACCTGCGATTCACTGGCAAGTCGCGATTATCGAGGCCGAAGTCCTTACCTCTGCGAAGAAGTTCGATATCGTCGCAAACGTCGTCGAAATCCGATTTTAGAAAATCCCATTCATTTTTTTCCTTTGTGGTAAGTTCGTTTCGGTTTTCTCTCTCGGTAATGGCGAGGATCGCGTCCAAACGTTCGCGAAGCTCTTTTTGCCGAATTTTCAGATTACTTAATTTATTCATTCTTCAAAGAATACTCCAAATCGGTGCGGATTCCAAAGCCTTTACGTGGACTTTGGTGGACATACGTTGACACGGTTTCGGAATATCCACTCGTCGAGGTGCGATTCGTCGATCCTGAGAAGTTTCGGACCGGAGCGAAAAGCGGGCAAACCAAGAAAAATCCACCTACGTATCGTACGGTCCGATACCTTGGCATACTGTGCTGCCTCGCAAACGCTATATATCCGATTCTTCATCGCCCTGCACCTCCTCATCGCACCGATTTACAATCGCGTCGAAATCATCGAGCAGCTTCGTAACTTCCGCCGGGAGAACCTCGTCCATGAAATCAAGACTGTCTGGATACCTTTTACGGCAATCGTCATTGAGCCCAGCCCAAGCAGCCCGATACCACTGGATTGATTGAACGAGAGCCGATCTCGGACGGCCATCGCCGTACAGCTGCTCGAGGGCCATCGCCAATCGCGAAGCGCTCACCGTAAGTCTCTCGCCGGTTTTGGCTATCACCTCGAGCTCGAAGGCGAGCAGCTTGTCTAGTAGTTCCGGCCTCATGTCTCGCCTTTCATATTTACTACTTTCGGCGAAATTGGGTCGAGGCTGATTATTTTTGCCTCAGTCCGAAAGTGCTCCAACGGGTTTACCGGCTTCTTCTTCTCCTCTTCAGGATCGTTCTTTTGACCAAGCCACTGCTTGCCTAACCAAATCAACATGACGCGGTCCCCAGCCATCGCCAATTCGTATTGCTTATGACGAAGGGAAATCCTCGCCAAATTCCGACCGCGATCGATCGCAGCTTTGAAATCCGGATTCCTGCCAGCTTCCAGTTTTATTAACTGGATGCTCACGTCGAATTCGGCCGCGATTTCTTCATAAGTCGCTAAGCTCTTCGATAGCTCGATTACACGCTCAAGATCGGGCTGCCAACGAGCAGGTCCGCGTTTCTTTTTTATAGGTAAGTCCATAGTTTTTAAGGTTTTCTTAGGCATATTCGGTTCGGGTTGAGGTTTCGTTTTTTACAGTTATAAAAATTTGGGCGTATTTTCTGTCGCGCTCGGGCGTTGATGTAGCAGATAAGTCGGCTGGGTATTGATGGGCCCCCTACCTATCGATTATTCATTGCGAGAGGCCCTGTGCCGCGTCTTTGGATGCAATGGGGGGCTCTGACTCCTCGTGGCATTCTTGTATGGTTTTATAGCTCATAGTCTGCGGTTTTTGCGGTTGATAGAAATTCATCTAAATCTATTTGCGTTGGCATCCGTTATTAGCAGGTCGTTCGCGTCTAAGGATATGTCGTTTGTCGGATAGCTGCCGTGAGTGTATTTCATCACCCTGGCGAGAAGCCGCTTGGGGATAACAAGCCCCCCGCCCCTTGTCTGATTCATTGCAGGGGGCTTGCTGGCATTGCTGCAGCTCATCCCTTGCCAGCAAGGCTTCACTAGGGGAGATAGTCCGAGTCCCTGCGCAGCAGTAGAGGGCGCGGACTATCTCTCCCCCGTGACTACTACTCCATATATGTATATAGTGTGGAGGAGTAGTGAACGCTCCGCACTCCACGGAGTGATTGCTCCTCGCGGAGTAGTGCAATTAAAAGGTTGCATTTTCACCCTCCTCTTCGGCTTTTCTGAAATATCGCTTGCCCCTTTGCACTACCTCACCTTGGACCTTGAGATCGTTCATCAGCTTGTAGAATTTCGAGCTCTTGCATATCCCTCTTTCCTCGACCTTCGCTTGCCATTCCTGCGTCATTAATCCCTCAGGAGGAAGAAATCTCAGGATTTCCGTCGGATCGATTCCCTCGCCGTTGGCGCTTTTCGGCTTCTTCAGTTTAGCGGGATTCAGATCGAAATCCTTCTGCCAAGTTGGATAGTCCCAACGAACGACGAACGGATCAGGGTCCAGGAAGTTGCGGGTCTTAATTTCGACACTCATGCAATCCTCAGCCTCATGAGCTGTCATCGTGAAGATGGCGTCAGGATCGCGAGCGTATACACCAGAGCCTGACGCGCGATCGATCGCGTCTTTCATCGACGCATTGCCTTTAGCAAAGTGATGGGTGAAAACAACGGCGGCGCCTGTGTTTTGAGCGATAGCTTCTAATTCCATAAGGAAGCGTCCAACATCCCCGGCATTATTTTCTTCGCCCGATAGGCTCGTCAATTTGTAAACAGGATCGATTATGACTAAGCCTATCTGATTCTCTTTACAGAATTTCTCTAATAGAATCACGATTTCGCGATAGACGAGTTCCGGATCGCCTCTTCTTTGAGCAATGGCGCCGCGAAGATGCCAGTGGTAAACCTTCGATTCGTCCGGCCCCAATCTCATGACTTCCTTAATAGCCTGCTTTCTCTTTCGAGAGCAAAAATCCTGAATCTCGAAGTTGAGAAAAAGAACCGGCGCTTGCACCGTATCAAAACCCATCCAACTTTTGCCACAACCTATCGAAAGCGCGAGGTCTTCGAGAATGAAGCTTTTCTTCGCTTTCGATGGAGCCGCTATCATCATCTTCGAACCCTGATAGAGGAGGCCCTGAATCAACTGCGGAGGCGTTTCCCAATCCTGTTCGTCTTCGATGGCGTCGCTCAAGATATCCGGGAGCGGAAACTTAGTTTTAGAGGCTAAGAATTCTTTTGTCTCAGCGCATGACATGGTGTCGGTGACGGCAACCGAGTTTTCGCCATCCGCCTTCTCCCATGACCACCCCAATTTCTTAGCAAAGTGGTATAGAGTTCCGATCCCAACGTCACCGAGACGATGCTTGTATAGGCGCTCATATTCTCCCGGCGTCTCTTCCGGCATCCATCCCTGCAGCATCTTGATCCCAGCTTCGCCAAGCTCTGACAAAACCGACGAAGCAATCCTCAGCCAATTGGCATAGTCCGGTCGCGATGTTATAGTGAAAAGCGCGCTGCTGATTTTTTCGATTGGTTCACCTGAAGTTTTGGACTTGGAGTTAACTACATCGCATTGCTCTTTCTTTTCCGGCGTTGCGTCGCAAACTTTCAGAGGCTCTGTATTCGCGAGATTCGCAATGAAGGCATCAGGATCCCAAGATACGAAGCACCCGCGCGAAACGTCCTTGCATGACTCGTCGAGGACCAGTCTGTAATTGTCTGTCAAATACTCCCTGCCGCTCGTAAAAGCCGCCGCATGTCCTTTGCTGCTATCCACTCTGACTAGGACCTTCAATCCGTTTCCAGAGGGGCTCACGAAAGCCGCTAACACATGACTGTCCTCCGCTAATATTTCCCGCCATCCTTCGGGATTTTCGAGGTCGTCTAAGTCAACGCATAAGATCCCTGAATGCTCGATAAGGCCACCCGCGTTTCGCTTTGAAAAGCGGCCCGAGAAAAGGATCATCGGCAGTTCTTTCTTCAGTCGCGACCGCTCTTCTTTGCTCTCAGCTGCCCTTATTTCCTCGACTGACTCTTTGTGTTTATCGCCCTTGATTTCGTTAAGAAACTCAATTAAGCTCACGTCTCTGCAGTCGGTTGCTCTTGCATTGTCGACCATGGAGACTACTGGGGCTGGGATACTTCGAACGCTTGACTCAATCCCCGGTTTCTGTAACGCTTCAATAATCATTATCATTGATTTCATTTGCCCGATTCGTTTCACCGCGAGTCGGGTTTTCAGTATCCAGATTTCTGCGCTCCAGTTGCCACGGCTCAGCTATATACAGAGTGTGATCCTCGTCGCAGCAACCAGCCGGAAGCAATTGTAGTTGCTTCATTCCCCCGCGCTTTCTAAATAGCGGATAACTTCCGTACGCGGAACGTGAATACTGGTCTTACCGGGCAGTTTTCTGAGAAAGCCAGCTTTTTGAAGGCGCCAAATTGTGGTTCGGCTACCAAATAGGGAAACGAGATCTTGCACTGTGTACACAGGCTTATCTAGTAAGCCCCAATCGTTTGTTAACTTTTCTGTAGATCGCATTCGACAAGAGAGGCTATCCCAGATCAACACGTCAATAAGAGTATATATTCAAAAATTTATAATCACAACTTATCCCAAACCTTAGCTAACATCGTGTTGGTATTACTTACTTTTCGGGCGTTTCCAGTCTTCCCATGCGCTTCGCAAATATTTTCAATAACCTTACCCCTAATGCTTTTAGGGAATTGAGAATAGGCGTCGATCATCTCTAGATGATACCAGCTAAAACTTGATGGTCTACCAGCTTTTTTCGGTACTTTTGAGGGCTCTTCGGATGACTTTTTCTTTTTAGATTCCCGATCTTCGCGAATCTCTTCAATCCGTTCGAATAGTGCTTTAACCACATCAGGCTTCGGAATTGACCTATCCAGAATCCATAGAGGTAAGTTTTTAAGATCAAAAGACCCGATGTTCAATGTGAGTTTTTCTTTGTGAGCAGGTCGCCATTTGGGATTCGCTTCAATACGGCATTTCAACTCAAGATTCACCCAGTGTTCAACAAGCCTATGCTCTTGCCCTTGGTTGTACGCCGCCTTTAGCATGAGGTGCTTATCTTCGGTCGCATAACCTAATCCAAAAACCTCCATTGGAGCATTCTTGTGGTCATTGGTGCCAAACAGCCATTCCTCATACTTGTCCAAATGGCGCCACCACCAAACCCACTTCGAAAAGAATTCTAGATCGATCGCATTGGGATCAATTATGAAGATTTCGGTAAAACTCGTTTTTGGAATGCCTTTAATATCCGCTACTTTTAGAGCCTTTCCCTTCATCAGAATTTCAGCCTCCTTGCCTGCTCTGCGGAGTGTTGATCTCGTAAATGGGCGTATCTCTTCAATAATAGAGCCCCTCCATCAAGATGACCTAACCATGCCGCAACCGTGTGGACTGGTATTCCGGCCTCTAGCGCGGTGGTCGCGAAGTAGTCGCGAAGATCGTGATTCGTGAAATACTCGATCCCCAATGCCTCGCAAGCGGGCTTCAATCGCTTGTTCAAGTCAGAAACTGGCATTATCTTTACTTCGTTAGTATCGAGCTTGCCGATCTTCTCTACCTTTCGAAATTCGGGCTTGAGAAGCTTTACAAGCTGGTTGGCCATCGGAATAGTCCGCTTGGCCGCGTCTGTTTTGGTCCCCGAAATATGCAGCATACCGGAATCGAAATCAACGTGCTTCCAAAGGACGTTGCGCGCCTCCTCGATTCGGCAACCGGTATAGGCGATTATCTTCGCCGCGAAAACGAAGGGCGCCCCGCCTGGTGAAGAGGCAAAATAGTTTAGAATCTTGCCGAACTCTTCTTTCGAAGGAATATGGCCGATCTTAGCGGAATCCTTCGCGCGAAGCTTTTCGGTTTTGACGTTCTGTCTGACGATGTTGTCAGCGGCTAACCCTTTAGCGACTGCCAGGTCCATTATCCTAGATAGAGTTTGAATGGTCTTGTTCACCGTTGAGGACGAATTTCCCTTCCTCGCGGTCTTGGCGCCTGGGGGGGTAAAGTTCGTTCCTTCGGACTTCAGCTTCTTCGCCCATCGGACGACCGCATCGACGCTTAGTCGGGAAGGGCGGATGTTCTCTAGTCCGGGCCAAGTGGTCTTGAGTCTTTGCAAAGCGTACCGTTTTGCTTTTTTCGAGGATTCGGCCAAATCGTTGTCCTCTTCTATACGTCGCTCGTAGTCGTCGAAAAGCTCTTTGAAGGTGCCGATCTTCGGTCGTTCGACACGTTTCGCTCTCCGCTTCCGCATTTGATCCATGAACTTCGCGAGCCGTAGCTCTGCGACTTCGTAGTCGAATGTCTTGAGGGACTCGTAAACCTGCGTCCCTCCTAGCTTGGCCCTTGCGTAATAGCGACCCGTAGGCACGTATTTAACGAGGTTCGGAATTTTGCTCTTAACGAAAAGTCTATCCTTACAGTCGCCCCCTTTTTCCTTTCTCATGGGTAGGTTAAAAAACAGGGTAAAGCAGATCTCAATCCTTTAAAAACCACGAAGCCCTAAACTGTTGAAGTTTAGGGCTTTAAAATGGTAGGCCGACGGGGAATCGAACCCCGAACCAATTGCTTAAAAGGCCGTCCGATACTGTTTTAACCGGTTTCTCAATGTTTCAAGTAGCTAATGTATAGTAGGTTAACTGAAAAAAGCAGTTGCCTTCAGAAAACGCCAAAAACGCCTAGAAACAAAATCCTCTTCTTAAAAAAAGACGTTCAGGGTTCAAATTGGTAGGGTTAAATGCAAATTAATCTGAAATAGTTCACACAATTTCACACAGAATTGAAACCGCCCTCAACTTCAGCGACCCGATTCGTGCTGAAGTCGTAGTCCAAATCGCACGAAGTCGCTTTCGAGTCCATCCAAAGTGAAGCGATTGCTCGCTTGTCAGATGGCGTAGATCCGTTGGCGGCGTTCCTCCTAGTGGATTTTGCGTTCTCTCCGACCCAATAGGCTTGGTCCTCCTTAAGCGATGCCACTAGAGCACTTGCTCTACTCTTCAGATTCAGGGTACAAAAGCAGAGACCCAAAAGAAGAGCCATACGAATGAAACGATCTTAGACAAG